ATCGCTCATAGGAACCACACATGACCATATATAACACAAAGAGCAGCCGCTTTCGTTCTTACGAATGCTCTCAATGCTCCCTCGTGAAGCCACACACAGAATTCTTTAAGAACACATCAAGAGTTTCTAAACGTAACAGTAGTTGTAAAGACTGCCAGAAGGAATCCCGCACAGCACGAATGCCTAACCCTCCTGTCGAATATAGTATAGAATGTAGTAGTTGTCTAGTAACTAAAGAAGCTGACTACTTCCACAAGAACAAAGGTAACAAGACTGGCAGAAATTCCACTTGTCGTAGATGTGTCAGTAAATCAGCACCCACATATACACAAGATACAAAGAAACAGGAAAGATTAGCCCGTAATAAGGTTGTTATAGACAAATACAAAACAATATGCGGTGGTTGTAGTACTTGTGGATTCAAAGAGAACCCTGTGGCCCTAGAGTTCGTACACTTATCCTCTAGTGCCAAGTATACCATTAGGGCTTCCTGGGGTGCGGTTAGGCTTGAAAAAGAGTTATCCCAGTGTAGGGTATTATGCTCTAATTGTTATTTGATAGAATCACACACAAACAACATCACCTAAATCCCCTAACCACAAAGGACCCCGAGTGAAATGGTTTCCGCGCCAGCATTAGGGATTCTCGATGGTTTCCGCGCCAACACCAATGGCCCTTTTTGGAGTGTTTTATATTGTGCCCTCTATTAAGACAAGACTCTACCCAATACACATATATCAAAGGAAACCTTCTAATGAGCCAAACATGTAACCGTTGTAAGGTTGAAAAACCACTCAACGACTTTTACAAGAACAAAGCAAGAAAGAATGGTTTTAATCTAGCATGTAAGATCTGTCAGATTGAACTAAACAAGAAAAACAGGCGTGAGAAGACCACAGAGTGGAAGAGATTAAACAAACACAGAAAATTCATAGCTAGGGTAAAGACTATCTTAGGTTGTGGTACTTGTGGATACAGGGCTCACGCGTGTGCCATTGATTTAATCCCGCACGACCCTAGTTCTGTAAGTAAAGCAGTAAAGAGCTCAGTCCTGTCAGCAGGTTGGAGTTTAAAGAGAATAAAAGAAGTAATCAGAGGATGTTTTTTGTTGTGTAGTAATTGCCACCGAGTAAGAACTCACGGACAGCACGTAGGTAAGACAGAGAAAGGTAAGTGTACTAAAGGCTAAGCCAAGGTATCAGAAATCTGTTAAAGTATGGGAGAGAGCCACTCTGGAGCACTCTGGTACTATCACGAAGCGAGAAGTGCGAAGCGCTTTGAAGCCGAGTAGCTACTATTCTTTTATACAAAATCGCGTTCGACATTTTTACAAAGAATCACACATAATCAGGTATTTTAAATGTATGATTCCTATGGATAAAAAGTAGTGCCCGCTAGAGAGGGAAGGATGAACCCCTGCTCCCTTCGTTATATATTAATTACCATTAATGATCATTAAGAGACTATTAGGAGACTATTAGGAGACTAATCCTAAGTATTCTTAAGAGACTATTAAGAGACTCATTAATGCTAGATGTTGGTGTGTTTATTAAATCAAACAAAACAAACCAAACTAATTCATAAAGGAACATCTAATGCTATCAACAATAGTTAAATTTTTATCTGGAGATGTGTTAGACACCGTAGCTGGCGTGTTTAAAGACTACACCGATAAGAAAATTACCAAAGCAGAATTAAAATTTAAATTAGAAACCTTTGAAGCCAGCAATGTACAACAACTTGCCTTGGCTCAAATAGAAGTCAACAACACTGCTGCTAAATCAGATAGTGTCTTTGTTGCAGGTGCGCGTCCATTCATATTATGGGTGTGTGGCTTAGGATTCGCGATGAACTTCCTAATCGCACCAATAGGCACTTTTAGTGCTCAACTAGCGGGTCACCCTGAAATCATATTTCCACAAGCAGACTTATCTATAATGATGCCAGTGTTAATGGGACTACTCGGATTAGGCGGACTCAGAACCTTTGAGAAATTTAAAGGCGTTGCTAGAAATAAAATATAATTCACTAAACCAAACTATATATAAGGCACCATATGAGAAAGAATAAAAGAAGCACTAACAAGAACGATACTGATTATGCTCCACCGATTCGCAAGAGTAAGAGCAAACGTAAGGTTAACCCCGAACGTGAATATACTCCACCTTGTAAATTCTATGAACCCCTTACAGACAACCAAGAAGATTTAGGTGTCTTTTACCACACACACCCCTTAGTTACAGCTACTGGCCCAGCGGGCACAGGTAAAACTTATACCACTGGTATGATTGCTGCACGTATGCTTGTTGACGGTAAAGTAAAAAGAATTGTGTTATCTCGTCCAAACGTACCCACAGGTCGTTCACTAGGTCACTTCCCCGGGACCATTGATGACAAACTAGCCCCATGGTTAGCCCCTATCCTCAACGTATTAAAAGAAGGATTAGGCGCAGGCAACTATGAGAAGATGCTTGGTACTCAAATTATGATTCAACCCATAGAGACCATCCGTGGTATGAGCTTCGAAGATTCATTCGTGATCATCGATGAATCACAAAACCTTTCTATCGAAGAGATCAAAGCGATCACTACCCGTATAGGCGAAGGTACTGTAATGGCACTAATAGGTGACCCTAAGCAATCAGACGTTAAGAAAGGTAGTGACCTCTCTCGATTCGTAGAAATGTGTAATCGGAACGATATTGAAGTTCCCTCTATAGAATTCGATGTGGAAGACATTGTGCGTTCTGACATTTGTGGTGACTTGATACGTATGTTCCATAAAGAAAACTTATAATAGGATAAAATAATGATCGTAGGTGAAAATTTCATATTTGTACAGGTACCGCGTACCTCTAGCTCCAGTATGTCCGGTTACCTATGTAGGACCTTGGACGTTGAGGCACCTTCTCAACACGGGTCTTTTCTGGATATGGATATGCCTACTGCTGGTAAAACTGTATTTTTATTTGTAAGAAACCCTTTTGAAAGGGAATTCAGTGAGTGGAAATACCATGCAGGCAAAAGAGGAGATGTACCACACAACCTCTCATTTACAGAATGGGTGTATTGGCGTTATGCTGACATGCCTCTTCCTGAAAGCTACTTTGGGAGACCTGGCGTCTCTGATTACCTAAGAACATTTTCGAGATACCCACAACTAGGTTGGATGCTGGATACCGAATGTAATCTAAAAACAGATCTTATAGGTTTCTTTGAAACACGAAAAGAATCCACAGAAAGCATCCTTAGCGAACTAGGTATCCCCTTAGATTCGACATATCCTATTACTGAAGCAAGCCATCAACGTGTACCTACTTCCGACTACCGAAAATTCTACACAGCAAAAACAAGGAAGCTAATTGAGGACAGATACAAACCTGACCTTGAAGCTTTTGGTTACACTTTTGAAAGTAGAGAAGGTAATAAAAAAATAAACTTATCCGCTGTTTCAGATTTCTCTTTTGTGGAGAAAGTGGGCAGCTATTTACATAAATAATATAATACTCAGAGATTGGAGAAGATTATGAGTCTGACGTTACATGCCGGACAATCCGAGATCATCAACGATCTCTTTGTAGCAAAGAATTGCAGATACAGTGTTGTATGTGCCTCACGTGGTTTCGGTAAGTCTTACCTTGCCGCCACTGCTGCCATATTAGCCGTACAAGAATTAATGTCAATGCCTGCGCACATCCCAAACAAGAATGTAGCAATCATTGCGCCAACCTACCAGCAATGTGTAGACATATACTTCCCTCTAATAGCCTATCAAATGGGCATGGAGGACTACTGCGATAAAATGAGTCAGCATTCAGGTACTTTTTGGTTTCCTGGAAATGTAACTCTTAAGCTATGGTCTTACGAGGCCTCTCAGCGTTTACGTGGTAGCGGACAATACTTTGTAGTACTGGATGAAGTTACATCATTTAAAGGTGCGGGTTCTACCTTCAAAGAATCCTGGGAATCAGTAGTACAACCTTGTATTACTACCCGTTGGAGTGAAGACAGAGCAGCGGATTTTAACGCACCGTCACCAGGACGAGCTTTGGTTATATCTACACCTATGGGCAAGGATTACTTCTATGAGATGTTTAACTTTGAAGAAAGGGATTCTCAGTGGAGGTCTTACCACTACACTTACAAAGATTCACCATACCTCGATGTAAAAGAGATTGAACGTACTAAACATACTATCGATCACTTTCAATTTAAACGAGAGTATGAAGCGTCATTTGATGACTCAGGTAATACTGTGTTCTATAACTTTAACAGGTCTGCTCACGTAGACAGAGAGCTTGAGGAATTACAGCCAGGCGAAGATGCCCATATCGGTATAGATTTTAACGTCTCGATAATGGCATCTTGCTTATTCGCTTTACGGGGTGGACAAATGCATTTCCTTAACGAATTCCAAGGGCACCCAGATACCGAATGTCTCGCAAAAGACATCAAGAAAAAGTATATAGATAAAGGACATAAGGTTTTTGCTTATCCCGATCCAAGTGGTCGAGCCAGAAAATCCAGTGCCGCTGTTGGCCGTACCGATTTCTCTATACTACAATCTTACGGTATACAAACACTGGCAAGAAGTAGAGCCCCAGGAATGGCAGACTCTGTACAAGCGGTTAACAGATTACTACTGAAAGGTGATGGTGCTATTAATATGTACTTTCATCCTCGTTGTAAGCACACGATAAAATCAATGGAAAGAACCGTTTGGAGAGAAAACAACCCAGACACTTTGACAATAGATAAGTCAGAAGGTATAGAACATTGGACGGACAGCGTACGATATTCGACCGAATTCCTCTTCCCTGTACAAGCAGGTACGAAGGTTACATCCAAACAATCAAACAATTTTTAATTTAAGGATATACTCATGCATTGGCATCACATAGTCCCCCGACACGCGGGAGGCACGGACGACCCTAATAACTTAGTACAACTAACTATAGAAGAACACGCGCAAGCGCACAAGGAACTATTTGATACCTATGGCAGATGGCAAGATAAAGTCGCTTGGCAAATGCTGAGTGGTAGAATCCTTCCTGAAGAAGCAAGAATTGAATCTGCGAAGAAAGGGTACCAGGACTGGCTACAAGACGAAGATAACCGAGAGTCATCGAGAATAGTTGCTGTTAGAGGAGGTAAGTCTACAGCTGCTATCCGCCGAGAGGCAGGAACCCTCGATTCCACTATGCAACACGCCAGAGACACCTACTTTACAGATGAAGCAAAATTTCTGGCGCACCAAATGAGCAGTGCTAAAAAGGCAGGCGAAAAACTTTCTATAGAGGTAGAAACCGACAAAGGTGTATTCCGTAATGTAGGGGAAGCAGCTATCGCTCACGGTATAAAACATAAAACAGCTGAGGCACGTATAAGACGTGGTACTCTCGGTTGGAAACAACTTAGGATCCTTAGACCGTTATAATACGTGGCTTAAGGCGTCCAGGCAACCCCTCCTTTAACTGTAAATTCGCTACTTACAGTTATAAACGGGGAACTAATTTAAACTTAACCAAATCAATGGAGGCCTAAGTGGCTAACGCAAATACAGCAGCTAACAACTCGAAGGCCGTTGGAGATCCCAACTCACGCTACGAATCTTTAAAACCACTATGGCGCACAGCCCGTGGTATACTAAATGGTCAAAACCACGTAAAAGAACTTGATGCCAACTTAGACTCTTTTACCTTCACAAACATATTATTACCATTTAGCCCTTCGATGACCCCTGAACAATACTCGTTCTACAAGGCAGAAGCAGAGCTACCTGGATTAACCGCGCAATACATTAAGGTATTAGTAGGCGGCATGCTACGTAAAGTACCAGAGATTACATTACCTGGAGATGTACCTGAAGGTGCTATGGACTGGCTAAAGAATACTTTTACCTCACACGATAACTCTATGCTCTCTTTCTTAGATGAAGCATTGAGTGAAGAGCTACAGACTTCAAGAGCTTGGGTTATGGTGGATTACCCTACCGTACCTAATATGGACCTTCTTAGCTTAGAAGAGCGTAAGAAATTAGCTCCTTATCCTGTACTTTTAAAAGCAGAATCAGTAATCAACTGGAGAACAGGTGCCCACCCTCTTACGGGTTCACACTGTTTACTAGCTATTGTAATACGTACTTTCGAACAACATTATCGTACCAACCCATTACACCCTGACTACATAGATACTACTTATGTACACAGATTGAATGAACAGGGTTTCTACGTTGTAGATAAATACGAATTAGATTCTACCGCTGAGAATGTACACTTTATTAATGGTGTAGAGCAGCAAGACTACCAAGTAACTGGCGGTATGCATGGTGCAAACAAGGGTAACAAGAGCAAATGGAAGTTAATAACTACCTTTGACAACATCTTGGCCAATAACAAACCTCTAGATTACATCCCAGCATTACCTCTAAATGGCAATATACATGGTGAAGAGCCTGTACTTATGCCGCTTATCGACCGTGAAGTATCTCTTTATAACAAAGTATCTCGCAGAAACCATTTATTACTAGGTGCTGCTACTTATACCCCTGTTATTATGTCTGATATGACAGACGACAGTTTTGAAGATGTGGTATCAGCAGGTCTAGGTTCTTGGATCAAATTAGGGCAAGGCGATGAGATTAAAGCATTAGAAACGCCTTCGGCAGCACTACGTGACATGGAAACAGTAATTCAAAATACTGTTAACGAGATGGCTCGTTTGGGTATCCGTATGATGGCAGCAGAGACAGGCGGCGGCAGAGATTCAGGTGTAGCACTTGAAATAAGAAACGCAGGACAGTCTGCTTTATTAGCTTCTATATCTACCAAAGTATCTCAGCAAATGCGTAAAGTCCTTTGTTGGATGATTAACTGGAGGTATGATACTGACTACAAAATAGAAGACATAAAATTTGACCTGACTCCAGATTTAAACCCAGCACCTATTGGCGCTGACTGGTTACGCCTGGTTACAGAATGGTACCAAACAGGACTTATACCACGTTCAACTTTCCTTGACATTGCTAAGGCAAATGACATCATTGATTCAGATTATGATGATGAAAAAGGACAAGAAGAAATAGGCAAGGATGATTTGATTATGGGCGGAGTGGATGCGCTACCTATGGATGACTTAGTCAACCGCATGTCAAAACAACCTGAAACAATTACTAATGAGGAAGATGAAGATGAGTAGCAAACCTAGTATTAAGAAAACAACTAGCAAAGAGGTTGCCCCAAAGGCAGCCGCAGCTAAACCGGTAGCTAAACCTACTCCTCAATTAGAAGTAGGTGCTATATCTAAAAGTGGCCTATGGAAAATTGAAGCATTCCGTCTAAAGGATAGAATGTGGATTATCATAGGTACAAAAGCGAATATTGAATTCCATGGACGAGCTGCGCTAAGTGAAAAGGCTGCACTTGAAATCTTGCAGAAATGATATGGAATTCACTAGGATAGAGATACTAGGGGCACTAGGGGTGTTGATGACAGTCATAACATCCTTATGGTTCCTACTAAACTCATATATAAAGAAAGATGCCGCAAAGCTCGAGAAATTCGAGATGATGCATGACATTAACCAGAAACAAATAGTAGACATGACTGGGGATTATAGGGAACTTAAGGGCAGGGTACATTCAGTGGAAACACTAAGCAGATCTGTTCTAGACGAAATACGGAATTTAAGGTGAACAAAATGACAGATGTATTATCAGGGGGATTAACTGTCCTAACGATTTTATTAGGAATAGCAGTAGTAGTGCATTGGGGGCAATCAGCAGCCAACGCAATAACAAGTGATAAGAAATTAACGAGTGAACAATGGTTGATATTAGGCGTAGTGATAGCTTTTATTGGACAAACATTAGATAATACTTATTGGTTAATCACGTGGACAGCCCACTACTTTGATAACGCATCACCATTAAGTGACTTTTTATTTGAACATGGCACATTAGTTAACATACCATTCAGACAAATATGCGGTATTGTAGCAGCATACTGCCATGTATACGCAGCAGTTCAGCTCGATAAAACTAAAACATACAAATTTAAATCATACATACTACTAGCATCGGCTGCTGGTTTAGCATTTAGTGCAGCCATGGTATTCTTCAAGGTGTAAACATGAGTAAAACAACTAAAAGTTCAAAAAAGAATAAGCACAAAAGTATCGAAAAGGTTGGAATAAAAGAAGTGCCCTCTAGAGCAGAAGAAAGTATAAAAATAGGCGATATTGTTAACAATAGCTGGAAAATTATACATATCTACGAAGATGGCAGGTTTTTAGTTTCAAACAAAGATTGCGCTAAGGTAATCGAAACTTCAGATATTAAGTAATAGAATCACTAACGGTACATACAACACACTGTTAGTGGTTTTCTTATACACTAATTTTAAATATACCTACATAACGGGAGGCTCCATATGCCAAGCATCAATGATAAGATTTATGACCGCACTGTAGACCACTCGTCAATGGTAAGGCTCAACGAAGAGAACGTCCAAACAGATACCAAGCGTATAATTAGACGCCATCGTACTCGTCTGACTAAACAACTATCCGCAGGCAATTCCGTAGATAGAACTCGTACAATGAAAGACATCATCCACCCTGAAGTCACACGTTTCACATCGGAGATGAACACTCACCTAGTAGGTGGTATGGAGGACTACGGATTAACCGAAGTAGACTTCACTACAAACAATTTAAATAAAGCTATTGGTAAGTATGCAAACATACGTAGACCAGGAGCTACAAAGGTACTAGCTGAAATAGTAGGGGTTAACGTTAGAGGTGATGGTAATCTCGCTCAACGTATACAAAGCCTAGGCAGCGGCGAACTTACCAGGATGCAGACAGCAATCAACACAGGTCTGTCTAAGGGTTTATCGAATAGCGAAATAATCCGTAACGTGGTAGGGAAGACTAGACTGACAGAGGCTCACGCTTCCGCTCTAGTACGTACCTCTATAACAAGAACACAAACGGTTGCACAGCTAAATGTGCTTAAAGAAAACCGTGAAATTATGAAAGGTATTAGATTTACAGCGGTATTAGATAGCCGTACTTCTTCGATCTGTGCTCACCATGACGGTAAGGTTTACGATATTGATGATACCCGATTCATACCACCACTCCATTGGCGATGTCGTAGTACTCTGGTTCCGGTGTTAAAGTCACATAGTGAATTACTAACTAGTGCCTCTCCTGATATCAAGAAGGACGTGTTAAAGGGATTAAAGGCTTCCCAAGTGGCAAACCTTAACGGGGTGGCTCCTTCTAAAGAAGATTACGGTACTTGGTTAAAAAGACAAAAACAAGAAGTAAAAATTAGACACTTCCAAGGCGATATACGAAAGGTAGAACTTTTCGATAATGGTCAATTACCTATAGAAAGTTTTACTACCTCAAGTGGTAAACCGCTTTCCTTAACTGCATTACGCCGACTGGATAATAAGAACACAAATACTACGCCAGTTAGACAAAAAGTGTTGAGCTCTAATGTAGTTAACGCGCTAGCAATCAACGCAGGCAGGCCCTCCTCCCTTATAAGAAGTGCAGCAGTTGAAGATGAACTACGCTTATTCTTTAGAGCAGAGGCTCACAATGTACACTCTAATCTGTCCCTGACAGACTTCCGGGGTACTTCGGTTCCTGGTAAGAAAGGTACAAGACGTAGAGCCAACAACCAGTTCGATGAGAGAAACACAGGCGTTGACCCTTTGACAGGTGAGACTAAATCGACTCTCGTTTATGATCCTGATTTTAAAGTACTACAAGAGCGTATGGATTACCTAGACACTTCTAAGCTACTAAGTCAAGACCAAAAGAACTTTATTAAACGATTTGCACTGTCTATGGAAAATGATGGAGTCTCTGTCAATCAGCAATCCGTTATCATTGAGAACCTACGTGTTGTCATGGAGCGATTCGCTAAGGATAAGAAACCATGGGATAACCTTGCTGCGGTATTAAGAGCAGAGCTTAAAAACTCTGTTGTCAACGTATCCAGGGTACTAGACAGACGTTCTCGTTCTCGTTCACAGGTCTATAAGTTTGGAGCTAGCGGGGAAGATGCAAAGATACAAATAATGGGTGAATGGACTACTTTCAATGAGATAGCTGAGAGAACTCTAAAGAACCAAAGATATGTAACTAACTGGGCAGCAACAGAAGGGATTGGTCTAGCAAGAAAAAGCTACTTAGGTGGTCGTTCTCCTTTGCGAAATTATTTTCCAAAGCTACCCAACATTCTACCAAAGTTCCCTGATGCGAAAGCTATCATTATTAAAGAAATTGAAAAGATACCTTTTGGTAAAGCGTTTGTGCGTAGATGGAAAGGTATACCTTCTGATAGTGCTATCACCAAATTCCTACAAGCAGGTACTGAGCGAAAGCGCAGGTTCCTAGATTTGGAGTGGTGGTATACTAAGAAGAAGGCTGACTTCATACAAGAATCAGCAACTCCTGAGTTTATAAAAGATAGAACTAAGCTAATGTCTGAGATTATGAAAGACGTTGCTACAGGTCAATCTTCTGACTATGATAGTCTTTCTATACAAATAGGTAAGAAGCTACATGAAGCAGAAGTAAGAGACTGGGAAGTATTCTTTAAAGCTCCTACTCTTGGTGAATACCATAAAATGGGTTCTAACATTCTCACTGGTCTAAAGGCACAAGGTAAAATCAAAGTAGGATTACGAGGTGTAACCCGCAGAGGTGTTATCGATTTAGATAGTGGACGTAATGAGATAGGTTCATTTAAAGACACTATAGCTAGAGAGGTACAAATAGTAGACCCTACTATGCTCAAGTTACAACGAGCTAACCGTGAGCTTATCTATTCAAGACGGATAGGTATAATTAAAGAACAAGACCGTTTAGTTGTTAAGGCAGGCGAGAAGAAGTTTTTCGATACCCGTGGTAACAAGACTGATGTTAGCGTCATCACACGTAAGGCTGGTGGTAACTACGAAAAGAACCTTGTTGATAAAGATTTTTCTGAAATGCTCAATCACGTAATGGATGCTGAGTGGGAAGTAGATACAGACTTCGCAGGCTTCTTTGATGACCTGGCGCACTTTCGTGACCCTAGAGGTCAAGTAGCTAAGTATGATGAGCTTAATAGCTTTCGTAAAGTTATATTACAACGTGGTGAGCAAGGCATGGGTATGATGCAATCTTTAAGGTGGCATTTACAAAACAAAACATCATGGCGCACTTGGGCTCAGATAGATGGACGTGGACGAGTTTACACCCAGGGTTATTTACATCCTGCTGGTGGTGAGTTTGTTCGACCTTTCTTAAACACCAAAATAGCCAAGAATATTAATGAATCAGTTTTACTAGAATTAAAAATACAATTAGGTAACCTAACAGGCGAAGCATTCAGTGTTTTAACTAACGAAGGAAGATTAGCTTCATTTGCTGCCAGAGAGAAACAACTGCGAGAGATCGGAGAGCTATTGTTATCTAAAACTCAAAGACAGGGTCGCATCAGACAGTTTCTGGAGCATCCCCTAGTTAGAGAGATTGAAGCAGAAGAATTACCTAAATTAGCCAGATTCGCATTAGAGTACACTCGTATCCACAATCATGTAGATGGCGATTTCACTAATGTTAAAAAGCTAAGAACGTATAAGACACAACTCGGTAATGAAAACGATGCATCAGCATCTGGAGCACAGTTAATAGCGTTATCCACTAGGGATAGAGCGTTAGCCGAAGCTTCCAATGTACTTGCGACTGGTCGTAAGAATCGTTTATATGACCTTGTAGCAGAAAGAACAATGTCTGACCCTCGATTTAGGGCTATAAACCCTATTGGTAATGACATCGACTTTGGTGACCTTGCAAAAGGAGCTAAGGGACAATCGATGGTTGCATTTTATGGGGCAGGACAAGCAACACAGGCAGCAGCTATAGAAGGTAAACTAGCTAAAATACTCACCAAGAAAGACTATGTAGTCATATCAGGGGCTGAACTCCGTGAGTTTAATCGGTCCATAGATAGTGCCATTAAGAAAGCAGATGGTGATAAAGCTACACAAGTATCTGCCTCTCTAAAAGAATTAAAAAGAGAAGCAAACTATGCTATCAACAACAACGCACCTATCGGAAACAAGCTCCTTGCTATGGCACAGGACATGCATCCCGATTCTGCTGTATTTGTTAGCAAGTTGACCAACGTCAAGGGCGGCTTAATCGGACCTAATCAGTTCAAGAAAGTTGCTGAAATAATGAGTGGGCATTTGAAAGATATTGCTCCTGTTACAGAAAAGTTTGTATCATTCTGGAAAGACGTTGCGAAAGTATACATCACGGAATCCAAAGAGGTTGATATCCCTTGGGTCACGATGGATGGTAAACTTTTATTTCAACGCTATAGACCCGTTGTTCAAGAAAGGATCGAATTTACTGACCCTGTAACTGGACGAAAGGTTTCAAATATCTACGAAGATACTATAACCGATAGCAAGTTTATCGGTAAGCAGTCTATTATAGGAGCTCGTAGTGGTTTAGGAGTAAACGGCAATCATATGAATGATGCTACAATCGTAAGGAAATTCCATTTATGGGGCAAGAAGAATCGTATTCTGACTGCAACTATTCACGATGGTTTCTTTACAAACCTTGCTGACTCTGTTGACGCTAAATTCGCATTACGTGATATTTATGCTGATGCAATAGACGGTGAATCTCTCCTAAACACTTTAAAGGCAATGAGAAAAAGAGGACTCTCTGAGGAATCTTACCGAATGCTCTTAGCGAAAGCAGAAGCAGACGGCTTACTGAACAGTAAAAATGGCATTACTGCCAAAGAAATACGTGCTAAAATCCCTGATGGTTGGGATTGGTATGGCATCGGACCGTGAGGAGGTTGTATGTTTTATGTGTACTTGCACATAACAATCTACGATTAGGTATCCAAAGATACAAATCAACTTTTTAAAAAACTCTTAACTAGAAAAGGCTGTGTCCTTCTCTAACAACAATCGGGCTGTGCCCAGGAGCAACAATTATGGATAACGATAATATGAATGAAAATAACGAAGCAAACCAAGCATCTGCTTTAGACTCTGAAGAACTACAAAAAATCATCCAAGCAAAAGTGGATGAAGAGCTTGCTAGTATCAAAGAGAAACTAAACAGCGCTTACTCTCAACGTGATGAAGCTATACAAAAGTCTGTTTCTTTTGAAGAAGAAAAGAGACTTAGCGCGATAGCTCAACTAGAAGAAGATGGTAAGCACAAAGAAGCATCTGACATGAAGCTTACAGAAATTACTGCTAAATTGGCAGCAAGAGACAAACAGATCGTTGAGTTAACACGAGACGGTGCTGTACGTAGTGCTCTTAAGGGCTTAGACTTCCGTAACGATACAGCAGCAGAATTTGCCTATCGGGACGTGGTATCTCAATTAACACAAAATGAGAATGGTCAGTGGGTGCATAAAACTGGCGCTTCTGTTAAGGATTTCATTGACAGTTTCCGTAAGGACGATGATAAAGAGTTCTTATTTAAACCAAAGCAATCTTCTGGAACAGGACAAGCAGCAATGCAATCCCCAACTGGAAGTTTCGACACTAACAAATCACTAGCAGAAATGACTACTGAAGAGATAATGACAGCAGCAGCTGCAGGACATCTTGACGGTAGTGGCAAGTGGTTGTAATAACCCAACTAACTTTACTTTTAATTTATTAAGGCATTATAAAAATGGCAATTTCTTCAAGTGCATTCGGCACATTAAATAAAGCAATCTCAGCTTACTCAGATGAGATGTATACTCGTGCAAAGAAAATCGTATCAACTTCGATTATCGGTCAAGACGCACAAATCAAAGCAGACGGTGAAGACTTCATCGGTCAAGTTCGCTTCTACAAGCCACTTGGCGCATACGCAGTAGGTGGCGTTAACGCTACTGAAAACGTTGCTGGTTCTAACAATGCAGTTGTTAACGTAGCTAGCCAAGATGAAAATCATGGTGGCACTACTAACATCCAAACTGAAGTACAGACTTACATCAAAACTGTCCGTACTCACGGTGCTAACGAATATTTAGTTCAAAGTGTTATCTCTGGCGAAGACGGCTTAGCCAAGATCGCTCGTGACTTCGCTGAAACTCGTGCTGAAGATGAAGATCAATCATTACGTAGCTGTTTAGCTGGTGTTATGAACACTGAGCTTAAAACTGCTAACGACTTGGCAGGTTCTACCTACTCAGAAGCCTTCGCTGGCAACTCTGTAGATGGTGACAACTCTAAAGCTTTCGCTTACGTTGCTGCTTCAAGCGACACTGTTGGTACTGGTTCTAGCTTAGAAGGCTTAGTAGATTTAACTGCTAGCTCTCCTGGACAACGTGTTGAACATTTAATTCGCGCTATGGGTGCATGGTCTGACTACACTCCAGATTTCGTATACTTAGTAGTTTCTCCTGAAGTTTACCTAGATATCAAAGTTGCCAACTTAGTTGATGACGAACGTATCACTGATGGTAACATCTCTTTTGAAACTTTATTAGGCGGTGTTATTCGCGTAATCGTTTCTCGCAACTTCGGCCAAGGCCTAGGCGCAGTAACTCACGCAGCACTTTCTGGTGTTACTTCTATCACAACTGCTAAAGTATCTTACATGATGCTTCCTGGTTCTATCTTCATGCACAGCACAAGCATTGCTAACCCTGTTGCTATGGATCGTAACGAGAGCGTAGGTTCTGGTTCTGGCCGTACTACAGCTTGGTACCGTTGGGGCTATGTTATGCATGCACGTGGTTACAGCTTCGCTGGTACTCAAGATGCTTTCGCTACTAACGCTTCATATGCTGGTACTGCTGCGACTCCTACTTGGACTCGTAAAGTTGACCTTCTTAACCTTGGTATCTTACCAATTTTCCACGCCTAATCAAACTAAGAGGTAATTGTTATGTCATTAATAAAAGGCACTAACTCATATATAACATTGAGTGAAGCGGACAGTTACTTTGAGGACCGATTAGATGCTGCTGCTTGGTTGAACGCAGATTTTGGATCACAAGAACAGGCTTTAGTGACTGCCACACGTACTCTCGATGAGATGCATTGGCAAGGAAGTGCAGTAAGTGCTTCCCAAGCTTTAGCCTTCCCCCGTATTGGAGCCTTCCGAGATGACTCGCGAGGTTCTAGAATAGCGTTTACATCAACCTACACTTTTAGTGAGGAAGATGAAGTAGAAGTAGACTTGAAGAGAGACATTCGTTTAATTAGGCAAGCAGCTTTCGAGTTAGCTTATCACTTGTTAAACAACGATGGACTCTTAGATTCTACTGGTGAAATAACGGATATAAAAGTTGGACCTATTTCTTTAAAAGATATTAGTGCTCCAGCTAGCATCCCTCGTACAGTAAGACGAGCAATTGAACCTATGCTTCAAAACGCAGGGAACTCTTGGTGGGGGTATTAAATTATGTCTTTACGTAAAAAAATAAGTTCTGCTGTAGATAAAGCATTTACTGCGGTTGGCGATATAGCTGAGACAGTTATATTACGAACCAAGGCAACAGGCACCTACGATTTTGATACCGGTACAACTACTGACACTTATACTGAAACTTCAATTGAAGCTATCGTTATGTCTGTCAAACAAGAACCTAATCAAGCTGAGATCTTAGCTCCTCGGAAAGAGGTCTATATCAAAGAAAAAGATCTGGCAAGCCCTGCTTTATACGATACAGTTGTAATAGATAGCGTATCGCATATAATTATAAATTTCACCCACCAACCGGGTTTAATAACACTATTAGTAACGGAGGGATAATATGTCTAAATACACTACTATCTTAGTAGATATAGAATCTGTCTTTGCCACGCCTTCGTGGACAACGTACAGTATATCTGCTTATCCTTCAAACTATATGGTACCCGCCCAGAAGACTGAGTTTGTTAAAATTGAAGTATTACCATTAACTGGTGATATTGATTATAACAGGTCAGGCATATTTGGAAAGGTTATCATTCAAATCTACGTGAAAGCAAACCAAGGCACTAAGCGTCTCATGGAAATTGCAGATTCACTTGACAATATATTACAGAATAAACACTTAGGGACAGGCACTAGGACTCGGGAGAGTTCACTATCCGTCTTAGGTATCGACCGAGACAATCCTGATTTATTTCGTGGCGACTATTCTGTAGACTTTAACTATTTTAATTAACAGAGGTTAATAATGGCACATATCACATCTATCGGTGCATCTAAGTTTACTACTTTAGATTTTGTAGAAAACACCGCTAATGACGCAAAGTCAGCGGCAGTAGACTTACACGCTCTTTTTGCAGATAACAGCGTAACTATTCTTGCAACCGAATTACCTACCGATGAAACAATCGTTGCAGAAGTTAAGCACGTTGGTAACATCCGTGAGTTCCCTAGCTTAGGTACCCCGGCAAACATCGTAAACGTTCCAGTATACGGACAAGCAACTTCAAGCCAGGTATCTGGTCAGTCTGATGCTCCTTCTTTGGAATTCACTGTAAACTACGTTCCTTCAGCTCACGCTAACCTAGACGTATTGCGTAAAGCAAATACTCGTTTATGTTATCGCGTACGTATTACTGATGCGGATGTTACTACTGACGCAGCTGGTGTTTTAACAGCTGATAACGTTGATAAATTTGCTGATTTCTATTTCTTTGGTACTATTGCATCATTCGAAATCTCTCCTTCATTATCTGATTCATTACAGGCAACTATTGCTGTAACAATCGAAGGCGATTTCAACGGTCCATTTAGCTTAGTAGCAGATATAACTACTTCTACTTACGCACTTCCTGCATAAGTAAAACAACATTAATCAAGAGGGAGAGTCTTTCGGCTCTCTACTTTTTTATACTAGGATACTAATATGAATAACGACAAACCACCTTTTGACAAAGGTTTTGTTCTTCAAACTACACTACGTAATATGAAGAAAGATATTGATTTCAGTTCACGTAAGACCTTCGATAGGTTCAAGGATTTCTCTGATGAGACTAACCCTGACCACGTAGAAAAACGTACTGAGATATTCGAAACACTTGACGTGTTAAACAAGATGCATAACCTTTTGGATGAATTCCAAGAGCATAACAAACATTTATTTGATAAAGGATAACAACATGAAACATTTAATCGGTAAACAAATCACAAAGAAAGTACCCTTCATGGGCGAAGAAGTTGAAGTACGTAGCTTAACTGTAGGACAAGCTCGTGAAATCGAAGCCATATCTAAGGAAGTCAACGCTCTTCCAGAACAGGATAGAGACCACCTTAGCTTGCTACGTAAAGTAGTCCGTATCGCCGTTGTCGGTGCAGAAGAACTTACTGACGAAGAAATAGACTCTTTCCCTATCTTAGAACTATCCACTTTATCGCAGTCCATTATGGGCGGCGGTGTTGATTTGGGAAACGGTTAGACCCCGAAGACATGTTTGTGTTTGAACTGGCATTCCATTTAGGTATGCCTGTTTATCAAATATTAGACGAGATGCCTGCTAAAGAACTACAACAGTGGGCGCTCTTTCTAGAAGCAAGACCTATCGGTTGGAGAGACGACAACAGAACCTCTATGTTGCTAAACGCGCAAGGTGTTAAGCAAAGCGGTCCTGAAATGTTCCCTACCTTAAAAGCACTTAAGGACTCGGAAGCTAAACGCTCTGATCAAGAAGTGATGCAAACTACTCTTAAGAAATCTATCTTTGGAGCTATGCTGCAATCTGCTCATAAATAAAGGAGATTATAATGGCATATACAATAAAATTAAAAAACTTTGAAAGTGTTAGACGCGAGTTGAATGAAGAATATACGAAGTTAATAAATCAATCTCAGCGGATATCTGCTTTTCAGGCCATTACAGAGCTTGCATACAACACTCCTGTAGACTCGGGTCGCGCAAGAAGTGCTTGGGCTTTGAATACCTCTAAGGAACTGATCGATAGTCAAGGGGGTGTCTTTTCAGCCAACCCTACCATAAGGCTCGGTCCAGTACCTACAAACGTAATAGAAACGCTTTATATCACTAATGGTACACCTTACATACTAGACCTGAACGCAGGGTCATCCCTTCAAGCTCCTGTCCGCTTTATTGAAACTACTATTTCAAAGTATTTCAAAATTAAAGGCACAGTCGCAAGAAGTACATAACAACTGCCCCCTGGAACTAATCTTGGGGGTCTTTTTTTTTTTTCCATCGGAGGCATATCAATGAGTTTAGAAATTGAAATCAAAAGTAATTCTAAACAGGCTGAAGCTAGTCTTAAGCGCCTTCTGTCAACTCTCGATGAACTCCCTACTTCTGTAAGGAAAAGCGGTGCAGAAATATCCAGCTTTTCTAAAGATGTCTCTAATGATCTAAAGGCCATAAACAAAAATGTAGAAAAATCCGGTAAAAGCTTACAAAACACAGTACGCAGCCTTAGCACCTTTGCTAAGATCACCGGGGGGCTTATCACAAGTCTGCTTGCGGCAGGAGGAATCTCTAGCCTAAGCTCACAGTTTACAGAACTCAATAACAGAATTGCACTTACTACAGGTAGAACAGGGCAATTAGTCGTACAACAACAAAAACTATTCGGCATAGCTCGTAGGAGCAATGTTGATTTAGAAACTACAGTCAACTTATATTCAAGCTTAGTTGTCAACGCGCAACGTGGCAGAAAAGAAGCCACTGCGCTTACCGAAGTGCTCATCAAGGCAGGTAAAATTGGTGGTGGTCCTGCAGCAACAATCTCTGCTTCCCTAACGCAGCTACAACAAGGCTTAGCAGCGGGTACTCTCAGAGGTGACGAGCTTAACTCTGTACTTGAAGGAACTCCGCGTATTGCACAAGCAATCGCTAAGGAGTTGAAAACAACCGTTGGCCAACTGAAGAAGCTTGCCGAAGAAGGAAAGATTTCTGGAGATACAGTAGCTAACGCATTACTTAATGCCAAGGATGATATTGAAGCAGAATTTGCTACTCTGAAAATTCCTTTTAACCAGATCATTGCAAACTCTGGTAGAGAACTCGGTATCTCTCTGAATAGACTGTTTGGCACAGTCTCAGATACCCTCAAAACAATTACTGGTGGAGAGGATATTGTACAGAACTTAACAGCAGGAATCACTAACGCTATTGACAATATATCAGTGTTCCTAAGAGTTATACAAACAGATATCTTACTACTTAAATTAGAGTTTGGAAGCCTAGAAGGCGCTGTTGTAAATAGCTTTAAGCGTATGGTAGACGGAGTAGTTTCTTACGCTAGTCGCCTATTCGGCGCTCTTGATGCGGTTAAATCTTTTGCAAAGAGCGTAGGTACTATCTTCTACGACTTGTATATCGAAATTGTAGGTAACTCTACTTGGCCGGACCTAGTAAATGGGGTAGTTGATTACACAGACAACTTAAACAAAGCAGCAACTAAAGTTAATTCGTTTGCAGCTAAAGCAGGTGGCATCTTCGCTAGTTTGCGAGATAAGATAAAGGATGCATTTGAAGGTATAGTTTTCCCTAGTACCGAAGGTTTCCAAACCTTCCTAAAAAAGATACAAAATGGTATTAAACTTTTTGTAAACAAATTAACTTCTTTTGCTGTAGTAGGGATAATTGGAGCACTAGCTGCTGCCTTGACCGCTGCTTTCGCGATAGCAGTTATAGGAGGAGGCTTCGCTGGCTCCTTAGGCGCTAAGATTGCTACTGCTTTCATTGGAGTAGTCGGGGCTTACCTCATAGGTATTGTAGACTCATTTGATATGGGAAGAGCTACCTCTTCTGGTCCAATGAATGAGCTTCTTGAGAGTCAAGTAAACATTTTGTTAACTATCGCTCACGGGATTAGCGCGCTTGTCTCAGGTGCAGCACCTTTAATGCCTACTGATAGTCTAGAAAAGGTAATGAACTTCCTTAGTGAGAACATAATAGCCGTTGCGGCGAGCTTACCTATCCTGGTTGCTGCTATAAAAACTATGGTAGCCGCAGGAGCGACAGGTGGTTCAAGCATACTTAACCCCCTCGGCGGTGCTACTAAAGCCGTGGGTCAAAACCTCGGCGATGTTTGGCAAGGAAGAGCGGCTGGCGGTTTTATTCGAGGACTACAAGCCCAAGGCCAGCTGTTAAACGCCGAACTTGGAGGTTTAAAAGAATCTATACGAGGACAGAAACTGAGATTAGAATCTGAGTTATCAGGATTAGCTACTACGTCAGCGAGAGCCAATAAGATAAACCAGGAGCTAGTTGGGCTGAAAGCGCAAGAGAAAGCCGAAACCACCAAACTTGTTAATTCGATACAAATGAACCAAAAGAAGTTGCAGATTAACTCACAACTACTAGACGGTCCTAATTCTAGGCTCAAAGAAACACTATCCGCAGCTATCGGTGCTTTCGGTAGGTTAGGCGGAATGATAGGTGGAACGGTAGGTGGTTTCCTGGGCGCGGGTATGATGGCTAAAGCCGCTAAGACATTTGGCATGAACAGCGCTGAGACTATGATTAGTGTTCTCATAGCAGCACAGCTTGGACAACTAATAGTAGGGAGTATTGTTCAGGCGATCTTTCAAGTGACCGCTGCTACATTTCAGATGCTAATTACAGGCCTACTAACCCCAATGATTACGAGTGTGTTTGTTGGCGCAGGTAAGGCATTACTATTCATCGGTAAGGGCTTCGTATTACTTACAAAAACTCTCCTGGTTGCTATGCGTGTAGGCATTTTAGCGGGCGCAGCAGCTCTGAGAGTTGGCATTATGGCCTCATTCGTAGCCGTAAGAGCCATTATGATAGGCGCACAGATCGCAGGAGCTACCGCAGGCGCAGCTATTACGCTAGCAGCTTCCTCTATAATGACAGCGTCCTCACTTGTTTTCCTCGCTGCTGTCCAAGGCGCTGCATTCTTATTAGCAATGGCTCCGATAAGTGGTATGGCTCTTCTTGTTATTGGACTTGTAGCAGCACTTGTAGGGGCAATTGCCGTTATTGCATACCTGCTTAGCGATGAGATAATGGCAGCAGGCGAAGTTCTGATGGGATACATTAGAGCTGGATTTGACTTCCTCGAGGAGGTAGGTCGTAAACTAGGTGGTGCTATATTTGAAGGTATGACGTGGTTAAAAGAAGCAGGTACTACTTTCGCGGATTCCATACTCGATGGTTTAAGTGGTCTAGTAGACCTCGCTTCGGAGATGGGTTCTACTATCCTCTCTTACATCAAGAGTGCCTTCGGTTTCGGCGGTGGATCAGACACTAAAACAAATGAAAAACCTATAGCACCTGTTAAACGTGCAAATGGCGGTTCTGTATTTGGTGCAGGCTCAGCTACTTCAGATTCTATTCCCGCTATGTTGTCTAATGGCGAGTTTGTCATGAAGACATCAGTGGCATCTGAACATCGCCCCTTCTTAGAACAGCTTAACTCCACAGGTAAACTTCCAGGTTTCGCTGGTGGCGGTAGTGTAGGTAGCTCTAGCAGTGCAACCTCTTCTGGCGGTGGCGGTGTGTTAAGTGGAATGGGTGATTTATTCATGTCGGCACTTGAATCATTAGGGTCCATGCTTGAGTCTCTTCTTGGTAAAGAGAACTATGCCAGTGTATCTAAGGTTATCTCTGGATTAAAAGATACTATCTTAAAAGGTTTTAATGCTTTCGGTGGAGATAGTTCAAAGGCTAGTGATAGTATATTTAGCGCTGATGATCTCATTATCTCGTTGACTAAAACGTTATCAGATCAAACACTAGACACTGACGTCTTAGCAAAAGAACTTGCTGAAAATGCTAGCTTGACTAAGAGACTTTTGGATCTTAGCGATAGTCGTAATAAGGTACAAGCTAAGATTTTTGAGATGGAGAAGCGTAACGAGAAAGTACCTCTCCAACTGTTAAGCCAACTTAAAATCTTGGATAACGACCTTATCACCCAATTAGGAAATGTATCTGCTATCCTCGAAGATGTTGCAGAAAATACTAAGGTAGTGATTCCCGCAATTGCAGCACTGGCTTCAAAAGGAGTTGGTAAAATTAAGGGAGATGTAGAATCAGGTATCGGAGGTCTGCTTAAAGGCGAGACTGACTTTAAGGGTTTTGCAAATGGTCTGTTAGACTCTTTCACGGGTACTGTATTAGATACTTTAGCTAGTGGTATTACTGAAAGTATCTTTAATAACGTAGACGGTGAAGCTAGCGATTTCTCAAAAGCACTAGAAACTATGTTTTCTGATATAGGCATGCTAGGTTTTGGCGGCGAGGAAGGCGGTGGTATACTCTCTTCTCTTGGCGGAATCTTTGGCTTTGGCGGTGGAAAGGAAGATAAAGCACCAAGTAAAGGTGGCAGTGCCGGAGATTACACAGGTGGCGCTTTCGCAGCTTTCGCAGGAGACAAAAGCGAAGGTGGTAGTGCTAAAGATTACACAGGTGGCGCTTTCGCAGCTTTCACAGGAGGCGGCGCAGGTGCTGCTGAAGGAGCAGGTGAAGGAGTAGAAGCAGGTATGGACGCAGGTGCTGGTAGCATCGGTAAAATATTCGATGGCTTTTTACCCGGATTAGGTGGCTTGTTCGATGGGCTACTCGGTGGCTTTGGCGGTGTTTTCAGTGGCTTACTAAGTTCTCTTGGCGGCTTATTTGGCGGCGGTGGAGGTGGTGGTGATCTACTAGGTTCTCTTGGCGGCTTATTTGGCGGCGGTGAAGGTGGCGGCGGTATATTCTCTGCTATTGGTGGATTCTTCAATGATGGCGGCTTAGTACCTGGTGGCGGACCTACTCCTGTAATTGCTCATGGTGGGGAAATGATTCTCAACAAAAGGCAGCAATCTAATCTTTTCGGTGAACTTGACCGTTCAAGAAATGGACAAGCAGGAAATCAACAGCAAATAAGCATTAATGTCACAGGTGATATCTCACGTCAAACTAAGAAAGAAATCTATAGTATGATGCCGACTATCGCTCAAGGTGTTAACCAACAAAATAAAGAACAAAACAGAAAATAAGGAGAAAAGGAATGGCAGTATATTACTTCCAAGAACAGGAAATCGTAACTCCATTCCGTATCTCATCTAATGAACCTGTTTTCTCTGCGGATACTGTAACATTAAAAGTCCGTAGAGTAAAACAAGGCGCACAAAGATGGGAGATGGAATTTAAAGTAGTAATGACTGATGCTACATCTACCTTTGCAGATATGATTACAGGGTTCCATGATGTAGTGAATCTCGAAATGCCACAGCTGAATGTTCGTGGTGAGACCATACTACAAGGTACTAGTAATAGCGCATTGACAGTTTCTACAAATCATGCTGCTGGGGATAGTAGTGTTGCATTAACTGGTATGACTACGGGTGAGACAATTAACAAAGGCCGTTTTGTAAAGTTCGCTAACCACGATAAAATTTATTTAGTTACTAGCACTACCACCTCTGCTGGAGCTGGTTATGGCACGCTAAATATTTATCCGAGCTTAAGAACAGCGGTACCTAACGCTACCTCGTTTCTTTACCGAGACATAACAGACAATATAACATTCACGGCTTATAGAGATATAACTAACGTACAGGGCATCACTTACACTGATGGCATCCTATCCGAGATGGGAACAATAAACCTCATTGAAGCATTATAGATAGTGGTCTCCGGGCCTCTCTCTTTTTAAAGGAGAAACTTATGAAAACAGTAATATACTGTGTACATAAAGAGGCGCGCATATCACAACCCACAAAGGGATATACATTCAAAAGAGAGAATTTAAAATGAAAAATACACCCAGCTCAATAATTTCTGCTTTAGTATCAGGATTATCACAGCCCTACCTCCTACTCGATATGGAGTTTACTGGCGGCACTGTTAGGTTAACCGATCTACCTTTCAGCATAGATGTTGGTGGTAATACTTATATATCCGATGGCGGTTTATCTGAACTTGAACCACCTCGACTTACTTCTATACTTGATAGAGAAGTATATCGTATTAAATTACTAGATTTCAATAATGAATTTAAGGCTTACTTTGATGCAAACGCATTAGGTACCCCTGTTACCGTTCGATTAGGTATTGAGGGAAACTACACAGACCTTGATACAGTCTACAAAGGACGTATCGATGGTGTCTCGATCGAAACCAATCCAGCAGAAGGATCAAAGAATGCCGTTATAGAATGTTCTTCCCCCTTCGCAGCATTGGACAGGACTAACAATCGTATGACAGATAAAAATTATCAACGTAACATCGATGTATTCGATTCCTCAATGGATCTGGTATACGCCGCTGCTAAAGAAACAGAAGTCAAATGGGGTAAAAAATAATGGCATGGAGTCTTGTAATAGCAATTGTTTCTGCGGTATTCACTTACTCGAAACAAGCCAAAATGAAAAAAAGGATGGAGGCAGATGCGCAAGCGCGTAAAGGCTTCCTAGCAACCGTCACTGGTGAAACACGGTCCCTTCCCATATGCTACGGTAGGAACAAAGTAGGAGCAGTACTTACCGCAGCAAAAACATCCTCTTCTTATACGTATGACGGTACACTACCAGCAGGGACTAAGCAGTGGTCTGTTAGAGACATGGGTGCCAGTATAACTCACAGCAAATCAAAATCAAGGCGTAACCAGTTCTTAACATGCCAATATGCTGTATGTCAGGGAGGTATAGAAAGCTTTACACATATAGAAGTAGATGATCAAGACTTCCATAATGAATCCCTGCATTTCGGGCAGATGCTACGTACCTTCCCAGACGGAGGGATAGCTGACCCCTTGGCCACTGCCAATGGTATGAATGCTAATAACAAGTTTACAGAGATTGCCTATTGTACTGGTATATTCCACTTAGACAATAATGAACCTCAGTACTCTGGTATACCAGCTATGAGCTTCTTCATAAAAGGAAAGAAGATTCCTAATATCGGGAGGATTGGTAGTCCTGGTGCTTATTTCTATTCTTATAATCGTGCAGGTACTTTAACATATTCTAACAACGCTGCGCTGGTACTACTAGATTACTTGACTGCCCACTACGGCATGGGGCTAGCATTAGAAGATGTTAACCTAGAGTCCTTCTATAATGCCGCTGTCCTTTGTGCTTCGACTGTCAACCCTGAGTTAGGGCTGGGCGGATTCGCACGACAAGGTAAGATTGATGGCGGTAATTACTTCGATAGCGCAACGTCACCTTCGTGGCATGCATCGGGTGTGAATTTGTCCACTCAGCAGAATGTTGACTACTTAGAGCTTGAATCTAGTAATGATGTTGAGGTAAGTATAGAGGACTTTGGAACAGACTTCATTAATGGCACAGGTGTGTTTGCCGCTTCAGATGCAGGCGGTTTGTCGTTCCATAGAGGTGGAGACAATATATACAGCATAACCGAAACCGTTGGCGCTTACTATGAGGCGTCTACTAATACTTTCAATATACCAATATCAAGTATCGTCCCAGGTCCTAATGCGGATGTTATTGATATCAATACTGAGTTCCTTGTACAGGAATCCTCACTGGTATGGGTAGAGACGATAACACCAGCAGATACACTACCGTTATACGAGTGTAATGTAACTCTAGATCCATCAAAACCTGTAAGGGATAACGTAGATGAGATTCTACTGGGTATGGGTAATGCGGATCTGGTATGGTCGGAAGGCAAGTATAAGCTACAGCTACAGTACCCTGCAACCCAAGCTGAACTAAAAGCTAGCGCAGAGGGTACCCTTATAATCACAGATGACATATTACGTACATCAGAGATTAAAATTAGCTATCCTAAAGCCACAGAACGTTTGAACCAGTGTACAGTCAATTATAGAAATGAGCAAGAAGATTTTAGTTCAGCAAGTGCTACTTGGCCTCCAACAGGCTCTGCTCTACATGACCAACTCTTAGCTGAGGATAATGGGGTTGTACTGAATGCTGCGCTAACTATAGACGCTATCGTAGACCCTTACCACGCTACTTCAAGAGCAGAGCAATTTGTTCGTGAGTCCAGGCGCTCTGTCATATATGAATTTGAGACATTCGCTGAGGCCTACAATCTGGAACCGGGTGACTACATAAAGTTCAACTCAGTTCTAAATGATCTAACAAGTGATGACGATACCGCATTGGTAACAGGAGTTACCCTTACTGAGAACATGACCGTAAGGATTGAGGCTTTCCGTGTTAACGCTACTGATTTGTCATGGAACATAGCAGATACGGTAGCCAGTACATATCCACCTATCGTTAGTTACAAGACCTTCCCACCATTCATATCTAACACCGCTATTCCAGTAATAGACTTAGACACTGATACAGTGACTGGTTACTATGTAGATGAAGATAAACAACGGGTATTTATTCGTTGGGATGGAGATGTGTTCGGCAGCCAAGTAGACAAGTATATTGTTGAAGCTCGTGAGAATGCTGCCACAGATGACAACCAATGGGTAACTATTAGTGAAACCTCAAATGAGATAACTTACCACATACCCGGAAACCCGCAGCTTGATATATACTACCGTATTAGGTCAGTTAGCCTAACAGGAAAGAGGTCTACCAACTCAGTTGTAATTGGACCTGTAAACGTTTCTAATATCAGCCTCAAAGGTGCTGAGGGAGTCAAAGGAGACTTAGGGCCTGAGGGCGTTAAAGGTATCCAAGGTACCCAAGGTATCCCAGGTGACCAAGGCGTTAAAGGTGAGATAGGAGATAAAGGCATACAAGGTCTCCAAGGTGAACAAGGTGATAAAGGTCTCAAAGGTATCGTAGGTTTCCAAGGTCTCCAAGGTGAACAAGGTCTCCAAGGTGACAAAGGCCTCAAAGGTATCTTAGGTTTCCAAGGTCTACAAGGTGCCCAAGGCCTCCAAGGTGACAAAGGTATCAAGGGTATCATAGGTTTCCAAGGTCTCCAAGGTGCCCAAGGTCTTCAAGGTCTACAAGGTGACAAGGGTATCAAAGGTGTTTTAGGTCTTCAAGGTCTTCAGGGTCTTCAAGGTGACAAGGGTCTCAAAGGTATCTTAGGTGCCCAAGGTCTCCAAGGTCTCCAAGGTCTACAAGGTCTACAAGGTGACAAGGGTATCAAAGGTGTTTTAGGTCTTCAAGGTCTCCAGGGTCTTCAAGGTGACAAGGGTCTCAAAGGTATCTTAGGTGCCCAAGGTCTCCAAGGTCTCCAAGGTCTACAAGGTCTCCAGGGTGACAAAGGTATCAAAGGTGTTTTAGGTCCACAAGGTCTCCAGGGTCTCCAAGGTGACAAGGGTCTCAAAGGTATCTTAGGTTCACAAGGTCTCCAAGGTGCCCAAGGTCTCCAAGGTCAGAAAGGTGACATTGGTATCAAAGGTGTACAAGGTCCTCAAGGTCCACAAGGTGGTCAAGGTTTACAGGGCGCTGTAGGTAATACCGGAGAAACTAACTTCTCCTATTACACTAACGCTCCGATAGACTATTTAGAGCCAGAGGCAACTACCTTTGTCACTTCAAATATTGCCACGGGTAGCATGGTTGGTACCACGTTTACCAAAACATCGGTTAGCCCAGATTGGAATGCAGGTGCTTATTCGCCACAGGCTTATACTACTTGTACTTCTACAGCTACTTTTCCAGACACTACCGCTGGCACACCAACTAAACAAGTTATATTTGGTATGTCTAATGATCCAGGTACTGATCCTGACTTCGACAAAATCGACTATGCTATTTATGGGGCTAGTAACTCCTTATGGATTTTTGAAGAAGGAGTCAATATAAGTGGTACTCCAGTTACTACTTATCTACCTGGAGATATTCTTGCTGTAGTAAATGATGGAACCGTAGTAACCTACTTAAAAAATGGGATTGTAATATACACTTCCTCAGCTGCACCAAGTGGTACTTACCGTTTCGATTGTTCCGTTTATACGCAAAATCTAGCCATCACTGATATATCTTTTGAAGAAATAATTTCAGACTTAGACATAGCGGGTACTGCTCCGTTGTCTTCGAATCAGTGGGCAACTGCTGGAGGTACTTACTTCTGGTGGCCAAATCCTACTCAGGTACCTGGTGGTGTTACTAGTATAAGATGGCAGAGATATGCTGTTACTGATGCGGCTGTTAACATTACGGTTGCTGATTTCACAGGCCCGTTCACAGTAGAGGGTGCTCAAGGTCCAACTGGTGCTAAAGGGGAACAAGGTGTTATTGGCGTCAAGGGTGTACAAGGTGTACAAGGTGCCCAAGGTCTCCAAGGTCTCCAAGGTGACAAAGGTATCTTAGGTCCACAAGGTCTTCAAGGTCTCCAGGGTCTTCAAGGTCAGAAAGGTCTCAAAGGTATTACAGGTCTCCAAGGTCTTCAAGGTCTCCAAGGTCTCCAAGGTCAGAAAGG